GCCTTGACTTCCCGCAGATGGTGTTCTGGGACAGAGATCTAGTCTACAACAAAGCTCTCGAGAACCTTAACGATAAGGTTCGCGGCTCGCTTGACCTCGGCGTGAGTTTTGCCGAAGCTAAGCAAGTGGCTAATATGTTCCGAGGACTTCGAACGCTTGAAACCCTCGGACGTAGCCTGAGTACTAGATCTGCAGCTAACGCATGGCTCGAATGGCAATACGGGTGGAGACCTCTTATGTCGGACCTTTACGGGTCCATAGAGGAATCTCTTCGTGTCGTCATTAACAAGCTCGAGCGATTTTCTGCCCGAGCGAGCCTGCCGATACTGGTGTCGCAAGATGTAGCGACGACCAACTGGAGCGGGCCTTGCGTTATGAAACGTATAGGTCACGGGAAACAATCTTGTACTATTAAGATTGAGCTGACGGTACCTATCGGACTCGACCTTGCACGTTGGACGAGTTTGAATCCGGTATCTTTGGCTTGGGAGTTGACTCCTTATTCCTTCGTTGCAGATTGGTTTTACGATGTTGGCTCCTTTCTCAGAGCCGCCGAAACCGCTTTTCTTTATGAAGTGCGGTTCGTTCGGGGTTTCACGTCAGAACTTTACTACTGCGATGGGATAGAAAGACGTCCCAACACTTCGTGGCATTTTGGGAACGATTACTTCTTCGTTTCCAGTAATGATTTGAAGTGGCGCAGGTCATCGTTCGAGCGTAAAATCCTTTCATCGTACCCGTTTCCACGCCCGCCCACTGTGAAAGTGGACCTTGGCTGGCAGAGGTTGCTCTCTCTTGCTAGCCTCATCAGACAAAAGATCCGGTAAGAATTGGATCTCTGATGGAAACGCTTCCTCGTGAGAGGAATCACAAAATGAGGTAACTCATGGCAGCAGTCAATATCGTCCTTGCGGACGCACTGGCTACACCAGTGAATCACACCTTTGTACCCCTTGGGCCGGACCGCGATGGGGTCTTCTGGTGGGAGGATCAATCCCAAGCTTCGCCGATCGGATACTGGCGCATCAGTCATCAACTGAAGCGCCCGCCCGTTCCCGTTGCCGGACAATCCTCAAACCAGCGTACCTACCGCGCCGTCATTGGTCTTCACGAGCCGATCTTGGAGAATGTGACTAACAACACAGTCTCTGGGATCTCGCCCGCGCCGACCATCTCCTACACACCTCGTGTGTTCTTGGAGGCTGTATTGCCGGAACGAGCATCTTTGCAAAACCGAAAGGATTTGCGTAAGATGATTTACAACGCTCTCAATGAGGCGCAAGGAATCGCCCTCTGTGAGAACCTCGTTCTAGCTTACTGACGGGAGGAGTTTTGATGAAATCGCCACGCAGTGATGCGCTAGAGAACGTTGTTCGTTCTCTGTGCGAGGAAATCAATACTCCGAGGTCCTTGTCTGTCTGGTTGTGTTTTAAATACAACCATGATGCTCTTATCGAGCTATCAGAGGCAGACATTGCAGTTGACAGCACTGCGGAGTTTCAGCTGAGTTACTTCATCACCAACTACTTGAAAAAGTACAAGGGGCTGAAGACCACTCATGATACAAAGCAGCGCGCCCTTACTCGGTGGAGACTGAGTGAGGAGCTATGCCGCAAGACAAATGATAAATTCCGAGAGCTCCGGCTTCGACCCTCTACGGGCCGCGTGGAGAGCACACTTTTCCGTGCTCAACGTAAAATAGCCGCAGTTCTCGGTAACCTTCATTTTCCTGTGGTTTTAGCTGACTGTAAGTGGGGTCCCGGGGCCACTTTCGACATCAAACGTGAGAGTGCTACTCCGGCCAAGAAAATCTCCGAAGCGATTTCGGTTACTGCGACTGCGTTGCCCTTTATCAGGGCAGTCATCCAGTCGGACCCGCATTGGGCTGCTTGTTTCCTCGGAGTGATACCCGAGGGACCATTCAGCCTCTGCTCGACTTGTTTCAAAGTCGTTTTTGGGTCTCGTTTCTTGACAGTGCCGAAATCCGCCAAGATCGATCGATGCATTGCGGCCGAACCTACTGGAAATGGTTTTCTCCAGCAGGGCGTCCACAGTTATATGCGTCGACGATTGCGGCGGTTTGGTGTCAGGTTGGACGATCAGTCCATCAACCAGAAACGTGCACAAGTAGCTTACACGTCCGGGTTGTCCACGCTTGATTTGAGCATGGCATCTGATACCATCTCCACGGAATTGATTTACTTCCTGTTACCGCTCGATTGGGCGCTTTTCTTAGATTCCCTTCGTTCCAAGAATACTTTGGTCGAAGATGTCTGGGTGCGGACTGAAAAGTTTGCATCCATGGGAAACGCGTTCTGTTTCGAGCTTGAAACTCTCATCTTCTGGGCTCTTGCGGGCTCGGTCGATGATTGTTTTGGTGACGTACACGATGTTACCGTCTACGGTGACGACATTATAGTTAATCGACATCACTTCGAACTCGTTGTAGAGATACTCGAGTTTTGCGGCTTTGTCATTAACCGTTCTAAGTCGTTCCGTGACGGTTACTTCTTTGAATCCTGTGGGAGTCATTTCCACAAGGGCATTGAAGTTACACCTGTGTACCAGACGGAGGTTGTTAAACATCCGTCTGAAGTTATACGCGCACATAACCGCTTATCACGGTTAACACGCCGTTTGCTTACCGATGATCCCACAAGGATCACTCGGAAAGCAAAGCAGGTGCTGGTGGCTCACTACCAGCATCGACCACTCCCAAAGATCCCGGAAGGGGTTGATGAGGATGGTGGCTTCTTGTATCCTTTGTCCGAGTTCTTACCCGGGCTATGTCAGAACCATGGCTTTAAGTGCCGTGTTTTTGACTTTCGCGTCGATTTTGTCAACGCGAGAGAGGATGCAATGTTTGCGTATAACCTCCGCCGCACCAGCTATCCTGACGACCTAAGTTTTGGAGAAGCGTTCTGGAGCACCGTGCATAAAAGGGCCGGTAGTACTAACCCTTCTTTACATGAGCTCCGGAGTCGCCAATTCAACGCTAGGAAGACAGGTCACGTTGGTGTTGCGTGGAGGGGGAAGTGGCGCAGTACATCGCGCTGGATTTCGTGGTGTGCAGTGGTTGGCTAAGTTCTCCTTTAGTTGACCTTCGCTTCACCCATTCAACTTAAATGAGTGGGCTTGGAGGGTGCTAGGCACCTATAAACTGG